GTTAATAAAAATATTAGCGAAGAAGAGCAAATTTTAGGAAAAATTCCTGTTTCTTCTTTTGAAGATTTATTGAGCTTCACTTATTTTCCAAGAGATGGTGGACTTGTTTATCTACCAGACACTGTAAACAGATCTAGGTACACAGAAAATTTAATAAAAATAGATGCTAGAACAGAATACAATAAATTTATGGCAGATCACATACCTAGTATGGAAGCAATATTAAACAAGCAAATAGTAAAAAATGAATTTTTATATGTAAAATTAGAAAAATATTCTGGTGATACTGCAACTGGTACTCCAATACAAAACATATGGCTTAGAGATGCTAGTGTCACAAATCAAGAAGACCCCGCAAAATCAAAATTTGGTATATATGATTATTATGACACTCAAGTAAAAATAGGTCAAACTTATACCTATGTCATAAAAGCCTATGTTGTTATATACGGGGCACAATTCACGTGTCTTTCCTCAGATACGATAAGTGCAAAATTTGCTTTGGAACCTTCATATAAGATAGCAGAAATTGAAATTGGTAGAAAAACAATAACTGTTCTTCCTCCAATTCAACTGCCTCCTCTTGTACATCCTTATTACGACGTTATTAAAAATAAAGTTTCTTTTTATCTACAGCTAGAGCAAGGTAGAAAATTTATGGATTATATTTTATTTAGGAATCAAGATCGACCATATAGAGAAAAAGTGTATGACACATCACAATATAAAAAACCAGAACATGCTTTTATGGATGACAAATCTAGATTTGAAGTTTTTAGATTAGAAGAAAGACCAACTAGCTTAGAAAAATTCTCAAACTCTAAAATTGCTGAAATCTCCAGGGATGGCACCAGTACTTCCGCTGTTTTTACTCAAAATATATCTTTTGATAAAGATTATTACTATTTATTCAGAAGTTTAAATTATTTAGAATATCCTAGTAATCCTAGTAAAATTCATAGAATAATGTTACGAAAAGGTATAGAAAAAAATACTTTAGAGCATGAAACTTTTGAAATCGAACAAGAAGAACCAGAATACGATATTGAAAAGAAATTTACAAAACTTATTCATATTATGCCAAATATAAGAGATACATTCATTAAAGAAGAGGCAACAAGTGAACTTAATACATTTGCCAATAAAATTAATGATGTTGAGATAGGATTGAACGATGAATTCTCCGTATGGGGAAAAAGATATAAAATAAGAATAAAATCAAACAACACAGGAAAAAAAATAGATATTAATGTTAAATTTAAGTTAACTAGAGAGCAATAAGTTTTCTTTAATATATCTATTTAATTAAGAAAATGGAGAAATTTTATGGGATTTTTAGACAACAGTGGTGATATAATTTTAGATGCTGTTCTTACAGACTTAGGTAGAAAGAGACTAGCAGAGGGAAACTTTTCTATTACACAATTTGCACTTGGAGATGATGAGATCAATTATACTTTATATAACAAAAATCATCCCAGCGGATCTGCTTATTATGATTTAGAAATTATTCAAACTCCTGTTTTGGAATCATTTACTAATAACACTAGTACAATGAAGTCTAGATTGATCACTTTAAATAATAATAACCTTCTATATCTTCCTGTGATAAAAGAATACAGAAATAAATCAGAGTTTGATAGACATGAATCAAATACTTTTTTAATTGCTGTTGATGAAAAAACTCAAGTCACTAGACAACAAGATGGAAACTCCGGTACAGGTATTGGAAAATTAAGTGGTGCAGTAAGAGATGGTGTTTTATTCGGATTTGATAAACAAGGAGAAGGAGGGTCTATTATGCTACATCAGGGTATCGATAATACCGCAATACCATCTACACAAACCTTGTCAAATGCATTAAAAGAAGATTCTTACATCATTCAAATTGACGGTAGATTTGGTTCAATTATAGACGTAGATGGAAATATTATAAATGAAGAAAATACAACATTAGATGATGATGGGTTTATATTTTATACTGTTTCTAACACTCAAGGTAATAATATTGTAAAAAATATAGGATCTAATGATTCTAATATATTGGGCTCTAGAGGTACACTGTTAAATTTTAGAGTAAAAGCTTCACAAATATTAACCGATAATCAAAACTATTTTGATAGATTTGGATTTTCCACAACTGTACACTCTAAAGCCTGTAAAGCAATTGACAGTATGATCAGAGTAACAGGGATAAAAACAGGATACTCAATTGATGTTCCTGTAAGATTTATTAAAGACGTATCATAAAAGAGAGATAAAATATGACAACTTATTCAACATTAAACACAGATGATGATCAAATCACAACAAGAACGCTTCTTCATGAAGCAATTCCCTTAACCGGTACAATAGTTTCCGGAACATATTCAGATAATAATATCAAAAACTATGCTCATGGCATGTTTCAGTCAGTATATGATTATCCCTATCTTAGTTCTTCAGCGAATCATATCTTTGATATCACAATGGGGCTATCATCTGATTCTCCTTTATCTTCTTCATCAAATGTACAACAAGCGAAAAAATCCAATATCTATAGTCAAATGGCTCAGGTTTTGATGGGATATGATGCAGATGGAAACATTTTGAAATTTGACGAAGATGGAAACATCACAGGTGGTGGAACAAAACTTCACGATGTTTATTTTCTTAACTTTGCTAGATTGCTTTCAAAAGATGAAATCAAAAAAGGCACTTTTGAGCTAGAGCTGGGCGTAGCAGCGGATTATACTGGTGATGGTAAAACACACGTACAGAGAATAAAATTAACAGACTTTAGTGGTTCTGATGGATTTTTTGTCAATTCTCCTGCAGGTGAATACGGTGTGTTGTTTGCTACAGCTTCTGCCGGAAGTACAGGTGCAAATATTATGCCTAATAATGCACATAGACCAGCAGCAGGATTAGTATTCTATCAGGCGGGTGTCGCTGTTGTCACTGCTTCTGTTTTTACTGATGTAGCTGATGGTGGATTGTTGGCAAACGGTCTTGGTTCTAGTAATATGGTAGGACCTGTAAGTTCAGTCGCAGCAGATGAAACTGTAAAAGCAGTTCTCACTGGTTCTAATATTTCTGGTGCTTGTGATAACTTTAGAAACAGATTGTACAATGTTCAATTTAACAATACAATTGAACTAAACTCTACAATTTATTTCTGTCGTGTTAAGAATAATGAGTATAATTATTCTTCAAATCCAACTTATCTTAGCCAGAGTCAATTAAGAGTAAAAACAACAGAGACAGATATGCCAGTATCGTATATCACAACTGTTGGATTGTATAATTCTAATAACGAACTCTTGGCTGTTTCAAAACTAAGTGAACCTCTTAAAAAGACTCCTGATACAGAATTTACTATAAGGGTTAGGTTGGACTACTAATGTCTTACTTCAAGTTTGGTCAAAATGATATATTCCACAACACAATTGAAGCAAATCCAGAATACAACTACTACATTCATAGCGGTACAATTTATCTAGATTATCTTCAAGAGATATCTGGTGCGTACTCAGATAACATAACTGGTGTTCCGAAAGGATTTGTTTCATTGTATGAATATAACATAAACAGAGTATCAAGCCAAAGGATATATCCCTTTATAACAAAAGGTGGGATTCGCTCCACTCTGAAATCTGTAACAGATCAAGAATGGAATACAACTTATGGATATGGTGGCGAACAGATAAGAGGTAATTATAACCTCTCTGCATCAATCACAAGATTTGCAATCACTTCAAATACACGACCAAAGATTACAGCTTTAAAAAATGTTTTAGATCATTATGCTATTAAATCTCCACATTATCAATATTCTTCAAGCTTTGGTGATAAAAGCCTGCAGGATATAAGCCTGATCAATATTCCAAGTATTTTATATGGATCATCAATAGAAAAAGGATCTATGTCATTGAAATTTTATGTTTCAGGCACTGTTGTTGGAGAACTACAAGATACTAGACACAATGGGGAACTTGTACAGGTTGCTCCTTATGGTTCAACAGGATCTGGTTCTGTAGGCGGTGTCGTTCTCTATAATGAAGGTTTAATATTGTTAACAGGGTCTTGGGAACTGGATGATGTCAGCAGAACATATGATGGCTCTTCTGACAAGGCAAAGTGGAAATATTTTGGAATGGGAGCCAATGATGGAGCTACAATTGATAATACAAATCTGAGTTCTTCTTTTTCAATTGATTATAAAGGCGTTAATAAAATACAGACTATAAATATGTTTTGTCATGCTAAAAACGGAGAATTAAACTTTTCTAATAATCCAACTTATTTGTCTGGAACTCCGACATATACTAGTGGTTCGAAAATCTTTAAGATTAATCAACGAGACATAAAAAACACTGTATCGTCTAGCTATCATGATGTCACACCAGATTTTAAAAAAACAACTTATATATCAAAAATTGCAATATATGATGAGAATAAAAATCTTATTGGCATAGCAAAAGTTGCAACTCCTGTTCGCAAGACTGAAGAAAAGCAATTTACTTTCAAACTAAAACTTGATATTTAATGTAAAATTTAGTAATATTTTCTTGACAATATTCCGTTTATATGTTATACTATATAATAGGAGTTTAATATGATATTAGGATTAGATATTAGTACAAGTAAGATAGGTTATTGTATACTTGATAATAATAAGAAAATAATAGTAAATGAGTTTATGAAACTTAAACCATTACAATTAGAAGATAGAGCAGAGATATTCTATGAATTTTTAAATACTCTTAATAAAAAACACAATATAGAACATGTATTTATTGAAGAGCCATTTACAATGTTTGGTGGAGGAAGAACCACTGCTGGTACTATGGCTAAACTTCAGAGATTTAATGGTATGTGTTCGTTTGCTGTAAGAAGAATCTTCAAAACAAATCCCACTCTCATACCAGCGAATAAAGCTAGAAAATCAGTTGGTCTCAAAATCAAAAGAGGCGAAGATACAAAAAAGAAAATTATCGAATGGGTTGAAACAAAATATCCTAAAGATTTTGTTTATGAATTAACTAGTTATGGTAATCCCAAGCCGGGAACAGATGACAAGGCTGATGCTGTTGTTATTGCATTGGCAGGAATGGAGTTACTAAATGAGACTGACGCAGGAAACAATAAGACAAATAATTAAAGAAGAACTGGAAAATGTGCTAGCAGAAGAAGAGGTTCTAGAAGAAAATATATTAAAGAAAATCTATAGTTTCTTTACTGGTGATCCATTCAAGGGAGAACGACCAGCATTCGATAAAGACGCAACCTATAACCCAGGTACTTATGGAGCATTTGCACAGGGTCATGCAATTATAAAAAAATTAAAAGAAAAAAATGTAAAATTAAACAGAAAGACAATCAGTACCGCAGGCCAAGCGATGCTTGGATCCGGAGATGCAAAAACAGGCACAGTGGTTGGTATGGGTATGGCTATTGCTGGTCTTGTACCTACTATACCTGCTTTAGTATCAGGGGTATTGGGATATGCTGGTTTGACAGCGGCAACTATTGGTTTAGTGAAAATGTTCAGAAAAGATCCTGAAAAAGCAAAACAATACCCTACTCTAAAGGCTTTCCAAATGGATGAAGAATTGATCGAAATTATTGATGATAGATTGGAGGAAAAAATTTTAGAAGCATACGAACAAAATTTCGTACAAAAACTTAAGAGTAGTCCAAATGAAGAAATGAAAAATATTAATGTTTTTGCTAGAGATTGGCTAGCCACAAATAAAAATAACAGAACAGTAACAGCACCAGGTCTACCACCTCAACAAACACCATAAAAAAACTTGACAAATCTTTCTCGTCATGTTATGATATATTATATCCTTGAGGAGGGAGTATGGAAGAGAAATTAAGAATTATCCGAGACATTCTCGGAGGCTACCGTCAATCATCAAATGAGTTTTTGTTTCAGTGTCCGTTTTGCGGTCATCATAAAAAGAAGATGTCGGTAAACTTTGGCATCAACGCATTTAAGTGTTGGGTGTGTGATACACGCGGTAAAAATATATATCGTCTTGTTCGTAAGTTTGGTACATATCAACAAAAACAAAAGTGGCTTGAACTTGATGGTCGCCTTGATCTATCCGAGTTTGATAAAATGTTTATGGAAATGAACGATGAAGAAATAGAACAAGTCACTGAGCTACCACCACATTTTGTATCTTTATGCAATAAACATCTGCCCAAGTCTTCTCAGCGTCCTTTAGATTATCTGAGAGAACGAGGTATCACAAAGAAAGAAATATTAATGTGGAAGATTGGATATTGCACAGAAGGAAGATACGGTGGTCGTATTATCGTACCATCTTTTAACAATGCAGGTAATCTAAACTATTTTATCGCTCGTTCATATGTTGGGCATAGAATGAAATATCTCAACCCACCTATTAGCAAGAACGTTGTATTCAATGAACTGTTTGTTGATTGGGATGAGCCGGTTATTCTTGTTGAAGGTTTGTTTGATGCAATAGTTGGAGGGCAGAACGCAATACCTATTCTTGGTTCAACATTACGAGAAGAAAGTAAACTGTTTCAAGCAATAGTTCTTAACGATACACCTGTGTACCTTGCTCTTGACGAAGATGCTCAAAAGAAGCAAGAACATATGATTCGTACAATGTTTAAATATGATATTGACATGAGAGTCATCGATACTACAAACGTTGATGATGTAGGTTCCATGAGCAAAGAACAATTTCAAAAGAGATATTCTACTGCATATGAACCTGATATTGATGAGATCAATTTCTTTAATCAACTAGCCAAAATATGATAAACCGGCTACAAACATTAATAAAGAAAAAATTGCAATCGGAGAAAAGATTTCTTCATCGTCTCCATTAAAAGTCCCGCTGGCAAAAATACCTTCAAGCAGCTCATACCCTGCTAAAGCAACAACCAGCCCAACACCAATGATAAATAATTCCACATTAAACCCTCCCAAGTTTTGTTTAAAAT